GTAAAGAAGAAAGTTAGCAGCCCTGCGAAGAAGAAAACTAGTACAGCCAAGTCTAAGTACGGCATGAACAAGGGTGGCTTTACCAAAGGCGGCGGTAATTACTATTAAAGGAATACTATGACAGAACAACAGGAAAAATTCTTAAACGCTTTGTTTGGTGAGGCGCAAGGGAACTTCCGACAAGCTATGGATTTGGCGGGTTACTCTAAGCATGAGTTCCCTGCCCGTCTCATCCGTAGTTTAAAAGACGAGATCATTGAACGTGCGGAGTATCTGCTTGCGGCTAACGCGCCGAAGGCAGTGCTATCCATGACCGGTGTATTAGATGATCCCAGCGCACTAGGGAACCGTGAGCGACTAGCAGCGGCTAAAGAAATCCTAGACCGTGCTGGGATTGTCAAAACTGAGAAGATTGAACATAAAGGTACAGCATCGTCTATTATTATTCTACCTCCCCTCGATGAAGAAGTAGATGCCTCAGAACAAGATTAAGCATCTTAGTAGAGAAGCTATCCCTGCTGTTGGTCGTCGTCCCTACGGGTATGAGACCGCAGGTAAAGAATACCTACCGCATCTACCTACTGTAGAAAAGCTAGAGATAGCTATTGAACAAATTAGAGACGGTAATCAACCTGTACGTAAGGTAGCGGCGTGGTTAGAACACGAGACTAATAGAAAGCTATCCGCAACCCGACTTCACAAACTTGCATGGTCACCCGAGGAACTTGAGGCGCGTAGAAAAGTCAGACGGCGTGGTCTCAGTAAAGAACAGCGAAAAGTTGAGGATCTAAAGAGTATCGAAAAGCAAAGCCGTATTAAACATGGCATTGCAGAAAGAAAGCTACAACAGGCGGTAAAGAAACCTGAAGACGTATCAGAGATACTAGACTTTACAGACTCTGCTGCCACTACACAATCTGTGGCCTTTAAAGCGAACGCCGGTCCTCAAACTCAGTTTCTTTCTTCTAGCGAACGTGAGGTATTCTACGGTGGAGCTAGGGGTGGGGGTAAAACTTACTCATTACTAATTGCTCCCTTACGTTTTGTGGATAAGTCTGCTCATCGAGCTTTACTTATTCGGCGATCAATGCCTGAGTTACGAGATGTAATATTCCAGACACAACAGATATACCCTAAAGTAGTTAAAGGAGCTAAATGGAAAAGTCAAGAGAACACTTGGTACTTCCCAAGTGGAGCAAGAATTGAGTTCGGTTACTGCGAAAACCTTCAAGACGTACTTAGATACCAGGGGCAGTCTTATTCGTGGATCGGTGTGGACGAGTTACCGCAATACGCTAGCCCGGACATTTGGCATTTTCTTCGATCGTCTCTACGAACTATCGACCCGACTATCCCGTTACATATGCGAGCAACTGGTAACCCTGGCAATATTGGTTCTGCATGGGTTAAAAAGATGTTTATTGATCCTGCTCCTCCTAATACGAAAGTTGTTGAGAAGGTTGAATACGAGTTAGATGGTCGCAAGTTAACCAGTGAGATCACCCGTAAGTTTATTGCAGCATCCGTATGGGATAATCCATACTTAACACAGGACTCTAGTTATGTTACGATGCTGGCTTCACTGCCTGAAGTTAAGCGTAAGCAGTTCTTATACGGAGACTGGGATGCTATCGATGAAGGTGCCTTTCCTGACTTTAATAAAGATCTTCATGTAGTACCAGCATTTGAGATCCCTAACGGTTGGACGCGGATTAGAGCAGCGGACTTTGGTTATGCAGCACATTCAGGTATCCTGTGGGGTGCGGTAGACTTTGACGGATGTCTGTGGATCTATAGAGAATTATATGTTAACCGGTTAACCGCTGATAAGTTAGGGCAGATGATTATAGACGTAGAAGCGCAAGACGGTCGTATCCGTGATGCGTTGTTGGATAGCTCTTGTTGGGCTAAAAGAGGTGATACAGGACCATCTATTGCTGAGACTTTAAACGCTGAAGGGTGTCGATTCCGCCCCTCTGATAGATCTCCCGGCAGTCGTGTTGCCGGTAAGATTGAATTGCATAAACGGTTAACAATTAATGAAGATACAGATGAGCCTGGGATTAGGATTCTCGACAATTGCAGGAATTTAATAAGTCAACTTGCAGCTCTACCTATAGACGCTCGTAACCCAGAAGATGTTGATACACGAAGTGAGGATCACTTGTATGACGCTTTACGATATATGATCATGTCTCGTCCTGTTAATTTAAAAGTAGCGTATCAGAACGCACCGAAGACACGTTGGAAACCCTCTGACTCTAGATTTGGATATTAATAATGGCGAAGAAAAAGAATGCTGTAGCTCTTGATGATAGGGCCGGTCCCGGTGAGGATTCCTATCAGAGTCTCGTAACCTATGTAGAGTCTCGCTTTTCCCGAGCTAAGGATCGGCGATCTACAGACGAGGGAAGATGGCTGCAGGCTTACCGTAACTATCGTGGTCTCTACGGGCCAGAGGTTCAGTTCACTGAGGCAGAAAAGTCCCGAGTATTTATTAAGGTAACTAAGACTAAGGTTCTAGCTGCGTATGGACAATTAATTGATGTCCTGCTGAGTCAGAGCCGATTCCCGTTAAGCGTTGAACCAACTGCTCTTCCAGAAGGTATCCTCGATACTGTTAGTGTAGACCCGAAGGAACAAGAGACTGAGGAGGTGGTTAAAAAACAGATTGAGAATCTGTACGGCTATCCTGGAGACGGCAAGGAGCTACAACCTGGGGACACCGCTAGTAAACTCTTAGATCGTCTTGGACCGCTAAAGGAAGACCTAAAAGATATAGAAAATCTACAAGAAGGACCTGGGGTTACTCCTTCTGCTGTAACATTCCATCCTGCTCAAGTAGCAGCTAAAAAGATGGAAAAGAAGATTAAGGATCAGCTAGAAGAGTCTGCAGCTACTAAGCATCTTCGTCACACTTGTTTTGAAGCAGTTCTCTTTGGCACCGGTATTATGAAAGGTCCCTTTGCCTATGATAAAGAGTATGCAAAATGGACGGATGAAGGAGAGTATGATCCGGTTATCAAAACCGTACCTAAAGTAGATCATGTGTCTGTCTGGGATTTTTATCCAGACCCCGACGCCTACAACATGGAAGATTGTAATTACGTTGTAGAGCGTCATCGATTTACAAGAGCCCAGATGCGGGAACTTAAAAAGCGTCCTTACTTTCGTGCCGCCTCTATTGAGGAGGCTATTAAAGCAGGTGAAAACTACTCCCGTGAATGGTGGGAAGATGATCTGAGTGATAATACGGTTGGTTCTGATCTTGGCTCTGAAACATCTGTCACGGGAGGCAACGGTGTTGAACGATTTGAGATTCTAGAATTCTGGGGGACGATTGATCGAAAGATTGCTGAGTCTCAGGATATTGACATACCCAAAAGTTATAAAGAAGATGAAGAATTACAGATTAACTGCTGGGTATGTAACGGAGAGATCTTACGCTTTGTAATTAATCCTTTCTCCCCCTCCCGTATTCCGTATGTTGCTACACCGTATGAGTTGAACCCGTATAGTTTCTTTGGTATTGGTTTAGCTGAAAATATGGACGATACGCAAACCTTGATGAATGGTTTCATGCGTATGGCGGTTGATAACGCTGTATTGTCAGGTAACCTACTCATTGAGGTAGACGAAACTAACCTTGCACCGGGCCAAGATCTAAATGTTTATCCCGGCAAGGTCTTTCGTCGTCAAGGCGGTGCTCCTGGTCAGGCAATCTTTGGTACTAAATTTCCTAACGTCTCGTCTGAAAATATGTTACTATTTGACAAGGCACGAGTTCTAGCTGACGAGTCATCTGGTCTGCCTTCGTACTCTTACGGACAGACCGGTGTACAAGGAACAGGACGTACTGCATCAGGTATCTCTATGCTTATGGGGGCCGCCAGTAATTCTATTCGTACTGTTGTTAAGAACATTGACGACTATCTAGTTCGTCCGCTGGGTGAGGCTCTCTACGCTTGGAATATGCAATTCGACTTTGACCCCGATATTAAAGGGGATCTAGAAGTTAGGGCTCGTGGTACAGAGAGCTTTATGCGGAACGAGGTTCGTTCTCAACGTCTTATTAGCTTCTTGCAGATTGCTAGTAGTCCGGTGCTTGCCCCCTTCGCAAAGTTCCCCTACATCATGCGTGAGATTGCTGCTACGATGGATCTCGACGCAGAGAAGATTACTAACAATCCTGAAGAAGCTTTTCGTCAAGCTATCCTTCTACAACAGATGCAAAAACAGGCTATGGAGAATGCACCACAGCAGCCACAACAAGCTGCAGTTGGACAAGATCCTATGGGTACCGGTGGAGGAAATATCGGTATCGGACAAGCTCCTGCTCCAGGAGAACAGGGGGCACCTACCGGTGGCGGACCAAACCAACCCCCGCAAGGAGCACCCCCTCAAGGGGCACCGCCACAAGGAGCACCCCCACAGGGTGGTCAAGGCCAGCTCTCGCCAGAGTTAGTGGCGCTGATGCAACAGGTCGGGGCCGGTAATGGTTGATATGAGGGCTGCACAGGAATTACTGGTGTTGGTTAACCAGCCTGATTTTCAGGAACTTGTAGATATCTTTGTTGAGGAAAAGAAGAAAGAACAATATCGTATCCTAGAACAGAGCGACGATAAGAAAGATATCTTCCGGGCTCAAGGTGCCTGTCAAGTACTAAATAAAATGAAAGCTATGAAGACTGAAATTCAAGCTGCAGCGAAAAAGGATTAATTATGGCCTCGAAAATATCAAGACTCTCGGATTCTGAAATTATGCTTCGGGCTGCGTACTATGAAGCTGGGGGGGAAGGCAAAGAAGGAATGGCTCTAGTCATTCGTTCTATCCTAAATCGACACTCCCTTCTACAGAGTCAAAATCCCAGCCTTTTTAACGCCCGAGGCGGATCTATAGAGGAAATTATTTCAGCACCGGGCCAATACGAGACTTACTCTAACGGATCGTTAAGTCGTGCTATCCCTAAAAAAGACAGGAAAATAGTAGAAGAGGCTCTACAACTAGCTAGAAACACTGAAGAGTTGGGGGATGTCTTACTTGCTTCAGGTGTATCAGAGCAGGATATTGGTCCTTTGCTAAATGCTACTGGCTTTAGAACTCCTGAAGCAAGGCCCGATGCTAGCCAAGAAAAAGAAGTAACTTCCTTTGGAGGACACCTATTTAATACTGCAGGGGTACCTGACGAAGGCGTCCAAGTAGCACAAGCCGAGGTACCGACAGAATCTGATCGTACAAGAGGCCCGCTCCCTAACGAGATTACTACCCAAGAGACTTACGGAAATTTACCCCCTGCTGATTTCGGGGCGGACCAGACTGATAGCTTTCCAAGTGTACCTGAAGAAGAAAATAATACTATCACTGAGGGGGGAGGTCAAGATACACTGGAGGGTAGAGGTAATTCTGATAGTCTTAACGAACAAACAGACGATCTTTTAGTAGGATCAACCCGCTTAAAGACACTCAGAGACGAAAGAGAAGATTCTAACTACCGTATTAGTTCAGCCGGTGACGAGCGAGAACTTTTAGCTACCCCGCATTCTACGTACGCTGATGAAATAGGGAACGCATATACAGAGAACGAAAGGAGTAGAACAGGGGAGGCTGCATCTCGTATAGCAGAAGAAGAACGTCTCAGTCGTATAGCAGACTTTGACTTATCAGAGGAAGAGTCTACAGACGGAGATACACCTATCGGTGAAATATTACGTAACTTCTTTAATACTTCCGACGACGAAACTCAGGATGATTACGCGCTAAGAACGGAAGTTATGACACGAGATCGAGCAGAAGAAGCGGGTCACGATGAAGCATCGGAAGAACAAAATCTACATCAAGGCGGGTCAGTAGAACAGGAGGTTAATTTCGGAAAAGATGAAGATGTCCAAGAAGAAAAAGAACTTCCTGATCCACCTCCAGGTGCTACTCCAGAAGAAGTAGCAGATGATATCCCTGCGTATCTTTCTACCGGAGAGTATGTTCTCCCCGCTAACGTCGTAAGATATATAGGTCTTAAAAGTATCACCGGGATGCATCAACGGGTTCTCCATGAGCTTCAACAGATGGAAGACTTGGGTATAATTAATAATG